CTTTTTTCCACTTTTCCATAAGACAAAAGTAATAATTAAAATCAAATAACACTACTAAATTTCTATTATATAATACAACCCTTAAATAAAAACTATGAACAAGCCAACACCATTCGGAAAAACGTACAAAGAGTATACAGAAGCAGTTGAGAAATTTGAGTTAAGCAAAACTGAAAAAGTTGAACTTGGACTTGTTGATGACTTAGGTAAATTAAATAAACAACTACAGAATTTTATTTCTAAAAACAGTAAAGTTGCTAAACAGTTTGTTGATTTAAAAAAAGAAATGAAATCCTTAGAGGGAGATTCTGAAAAATTGATTAAAAAATTCAGACCTGTAAAAACAGAAATATTTAATCAAGCAAAAGCTTTAGGTTTAAAGCCTGCTGATATTCCACAATATAAAACTGCACAAGGAGTAGATGGAGATATGATGGACTTATTTAATTTGATTAGTAATTCTTTGAGATAATATGAACCCAACTAAAATAGTAGAACTTGTAATTGCAGACGATTCTGAAGAATTAGCTATTGATGCTATTAGCTTAGTAACTAGTCCTGCTATTGAGCAAGACTTTGTATTCTTTGGTAAAGAGAAAAACAACTTAACATTTGCAAAGGTTGATGAGGAAAAGAGAATGTTAATTTCTCCTGCCTTGATTCCTAATAAGCAAATTTTCCGTCACGACCCCCAAACTTCAAGTGACTACTATGTTTACTTTTCAAAAGAAACAGTACAGAAGGCTAGTGAATTGTATTTAAAGCATAACAACCACCACAAAGCAACGTACCAACACCAAGATAGAGTATCAGGAGTATTAACAGTTGAGTCTTGGATTATAGAAGACACTAAGTTAGACAAATCTACTCTTTACAACTTTTCACTTCCTGTTGGAACTTGGATGGTAAAAATGCATATAGAGAATGAGGAGTTGTGGGAAAAGATAAAAGGAGGAGAACTTAAAGGACTTTCAATAGAAGGCTATTTTACTAATAAATTTGAACAAATGAATAACGCAAAACCAAGTAACGAACAAATACTAAGTGCTTATAATGAGCTAGTAGAAGAAGGTAAAATTACAAAACTAAGTAAATCTCAAATAGTTAAATTAGGATTAGCTGATGACGTTGAAAAACTTACGCAACAAGCAAAAGATTTAATCCCTGATATGACTAGAGATATTGAAGGCATTAAGGTTAAAGAAAAGAATGTAGTAACAGAGGAAAAGCTTTTAACTAAAAGAAAATCAGTATTTGATAAAGCAGACCAAAAAGAAAATGACGCAAGAAAGAATTTAGATAAAGCTATTGATTCAAGCAGAACAGCAGCAAGAGAGTTTAAGGAATCTGAAGATACATTAAAAAGAAATGAAGATTCAATAGAGTTCTTAAATAAAAGATTAGATAAAACAAAAGGTAAGGCTTCAAAAACAAGAGCTAGTTTAGAAAAGAAATTAAACACTTTAGAAAAAGCTGCTAAAGACTTAGGAGTTAAAATACCTACAGGAGAAGCTGCAAAGGTATTGAAAAAATTAATATCACTTCTTTAAAAATCAAATAACAAACTAACTATTCTATTATATAGTACACACCAAAACAAAACTATTAAAACATTATGGATTTAAAAAAACAAATATTAGTAGCACTTGGATTAGATAAAGAAGAAGTAATGATGTCTTGGCAGGCGAAATTGGAAGATGGCACGATTCTTACATCTCAGTCGGATGTCTTAGAAGCAGGAGTTGATATTTCAGTATTAGCTGAAGATGGTTCTGTAATGCTTTTGCCTATCGGAACTTACTCTTTAGAATCAGGCGAATCTTTCTCAGTAGAAGTAGAGGGTGTAGTATTTGAAATCCTTGAAGCTGAAGCTGAAGGAGAACCACAAGAAGAAGAGGTTGAAGAATTAGCTGAAGAAGCTGATGTTGCTGATTGGGAAGGTATGGAGAAAAGAATCCAAAACTTAGAAGATGCAGTAGCTAGTCTTAAAGGAGAAGAAAAAGAAACTGAAGAAGAAGTAGAAGAAATGGCAGTTGAAGAGGTAGAAGAAGAAAGAGGAACTACTCCTAAGTCTATTAAAACAACTGTAGTAGAAGAGTTCTCTGAGGTAACTCCTGAAGTTACTATTGAAAGCCTACAAGCAGAAAACGATAAACTTAAAACGGAACTTAAAGCACAACCTGCTGCAAGTCCTTTAAACACAAATAAATTTAGCTCAGAGAAAACTTCTCTAACTAAGAAAGACTTAAAAAAGATGACTCAACAAGAGCGTTTTTATCATAACTTAAATAACTAACAAAAACACATAAACAATTATGGCACTACCAACAATCACAGGCAGCACTTTCGCGGGGAAATTTGCAAATCTGTACATTTCAGCCGCTTTAAAAGAAGCTAACTCTTTAAACTTCCTTACTCTTATGGAAGGAATTAAATATAAAGAAGTAATCCAAGTAATGGAATCAGGTTCAGAAATGGCTGATGCAACTTGCGACTTTACAAATGCAGGAACTTTAGTATTAACTGAAAATGTAATTACTCCAAAAGATTTACAAGTAAACCTTGAAATTTGCAGTAAAAACTTATTATCGACTTGGCAAAGTTTAGAGATGAAACAAGGAGCAGGAGCAGCAGCACCAGCGTCTTATGAAGACTACTTAATCTCTCACTTAGCTAAAAGAATTTCTCAAGGAGTTGAAAATGCTACTTGGTCAGGAAATGACGCAACAGCAGGTTCATTTACAGGATTTACTACAGCAACAGTAGGAAGACTTGTAACAGACGCAACTGTAGTAGATGTAGCTAATGCAGGAGGTGCAGGAACGGCTTTCTCAGAATCTAACATTATCGGTAACTTACAAGCAGCAACAGCAGCTATCCCTTCTACTATTTATACTGCTGAAGACCTTTACATCTATATGAGTCCTAAGTCTTACAGATTATACATATCAGCTATCTCAGCTTTAGGTTATGTAAACGCTTACTCTATGAACGGAGATTATGACGCAGTTTTTGAAGGAATAAAATTGGCGGTATGCAATGGTTTTGAAAATGACAAGTTAGTAGCAGCACAAAAGAGTAACTTATTTTACGGGACTGATGGAGTATCTGACGACACAAACATCACACTTTTAGATATGTCTCCATTAAACGGAAGTTTGAACACAAGACTTATCGCCCGTTTCACCGGCGGAGTTCAAGTAGGAATTGGCTCAGATGTAGTATTTGTATCATAATTAAATAAACGGAAGGAGGGGGTAAAACCTCTCCTACCTTAACCTAAAAAAAACAAAACAATGGCTTGTATAGCACTTACAAAGGGAAGAGGTCTTGATTGCTCACGCAGTAGCGGAGGGATTAAATACGTTTATTTCGCAGTATATGACGAAGTAATATCGACTACTCTTTCAGGAACGGCAGGAATTTTAGAAGTAACAGATATTGATATGGGTGCAAACTCATTATATAGATACGCTATGCCTTTAGGTACAGCTAGTCTTTCTGACTCAATTACAGGAAGCAGAGAGAATGGAACTGTATTTTACACACCTACTTTATCTCTTATACTAAATAAACTTACAAAGGAAGATCAAAACGAAATTAAATTATTATCTCAGTCTAAAGTAATTATTTTTGCTCAATTAAATTCTACTTTAGCTAACGGACACGATACTATAGTAGCTTTAGGGAGGGTAAACGGAATGGAGTTAAATGCAGGAACTATGGACTCAGGTGCAGCTTGGGGTGATAGAGGTGGTTATACTTTGACTTTTGATGGAATGGAGAACGAACCTTTCCCAATGGTCATAGATTATACGGCTACACCATTTGATAATGCAGACTCAGGAGCGCTAATACCTATTGATCCTTCTTAATCGTAACATCATAAACTTTCATTTTTATTATATTTTAGAGAAGGGTAGCTTAATTGTTACCCTTTTCTTATTTAAAACGCTTTAAAACAGTTAAACACCAAATAAAAACAATAAATTTCTATTATATAGTATGATACAAGCATATACAGAAACAAGCTTTAGTGCAGACCTATCAACTGAGGATAATAGAATAGATACATCAGTAGCTAAAACTCAGATAAGATTCTTAATTAAGTTCATTAATGACCTTGATGGAAGTGTAGATTATTGTTATCCAACTTCTACAATCTATGAAAGATATACTCACTTGTTTTTTAATTATAATGCTACACCTGATTTCTACCAAGCTCAATTAAAGCTATTACCTTCAGGACATTGGAAGTATGAAGTCTATGAGGTTAGTTGGATAGGAAGCGTTGTAGTGGCTTTAGGAACAGCTCCTACTACAGAAACAGATGTACTAGCCGTAGCTGACACAAACGGAGTAGTTCAAGGGATAGTAACAAAAGGAATACTTAATTTAACAGACTTAGCAGGAACAGAACAAGTACAATATAATCAGCACGAATCAGCAGATGGAACTAATACAATATATTACGGACAATAACCGAATTAAACTAAAATTATGGCAATAGAAAACGTACAACAACTCTTAACAGAGCAATTAGGTAAAAACAGATGTGATGTTATCACTACTGCAGCAATGACAGAAAAAGACTACTACGCAATTTACTTTGTAACTGAAAGTGTTATAGGGCAATTAGCAGCTTCTAACATTCAGACAGGAGTAGGAAGTTCTGCAGCTAATCTGCTTACTACTGTAGCGGCAGGAACGACTTTATTCTTAAATGTAAATTCCATTACTTTAACAAGTGGCTTAGCTATCTGTTACTATGACCAAGTAATATAATGAAGTTAGCACTTGGAATGTCATTACCTTCAAGTAATAAAGGTGGCTTAACACCTACTCAAATACTTGTAGAAGCATTTAAGGCT